AGCCGCGCGCCCCGGGCGATGGTGCGGCAGAGTCGTATACTGGGGAGACCAAAAATCAGCGCGCGGAGGAACATATGACCACCTCCGCCCCGGCATAGGCGCCGAAACCCCCAAAGACGTAATCGTTGCATGCCGCTCATGCAACTCAAGTAGGAAAGATAACCCAGAATGGGGAGGTACACTACTCCCCGCGCCCACCAAACCATACTACGGGCGAAAGACAGTAGAATTTCTGGCGGCACAAGACATACACGTCGAGCTGTCACCAGAATCAGAAAAACCCACCACCCCCGGCAAAATATACGTCGCGCAAACGACAACAGCCGGCACCGGGTCGATTGAGAACCCTCAGGGTGGGGATGTGCAGGTTGCGGATTGTGCGCTCGCTGTTGACGAGAGTCTTCGTGCTAGAGACTGCCAAGACCTGCCCGTCCCTGACTCTGAAGTGAGTGCTCTACCCCGCCGGGCTGGTGTTCAGGATGTGAGACGGCCAGTCACTCCGAGTCCCTCCCAATCCCTCCCAATCCGTACGGTATCGGATTTGGATGTGCCGGGTCGGGTAGGGTCTGGAAACCGTTTTAAAAATAAAGGTGACTGTTCGTTGCCTTCTGTTGTTGAGCCTAAATCTTTTTCTGATTCGCGTAGGCATAGGCGTAGGAGGGGGTCTAGGTGTAGGAGGAAGGATGTTTAGGGTCTGTGGATTCTAGTGTCTTTAGGAGAGAGTTGGCTGGGAGTTGGTCTGAGGCTTTTTTCCAGTCTGAGGTAATCCGGTTGGCTAAGGCTCTTGGGTGGGTTTATTACCATACTCACGATTCGCGGAGGTCGCCGGCTGGTTTTCCTGATTTGGTGCTGATGCATCGTGGGCAGGGTCGTGTGATTTATCGTGAGCTGAAGACTGAGCGGGGTCGTGTGACGGCTGCGCAGAGGGATTGGCTGGATGGTCTGGTCTTGTGTGGTGCTGATGCTGCTGTTTGGCGTCCGTCTGATTGGTTGAGCGGTCGCGTGAAGGCTGAGTTGTTGAAAGGGTGATTGGTGTGTTGGATGTTGCTGAAGTGCGTTGTGCTGAGTTGAGGATGGTGGCGCGTCATTCTCTTGAGCGGTTGTGTGTGGTGAATGTTTGTTCTGTGGATGGTGTTCCGATGAATGAGCCGCCTTTGTTGCAGCAGTTGTATGAGGCTCGTGTTCCGTCTGGTGAGTCTGGTGGCGGGGGTCGCGGTGAGTCTCGTACTCCGTTGGCGCTTGCTGTGGTAGATATGCTGGCCGCTATTGAGGGTGAGGCGCGTGGGCTTCTGGATGCGTTGGGTAAGCCTGTGAGGTTGCTGGGGGTCTTGACTATGGCCAGGATAATTCAGCATGAGTTGCCTGACGTTGAGGATGCGGCGTTGTTGGAGCAGGTTGCGACTATGACTCGTTCGTGGTGTGTTCGGGTTGATGGGCTGCTGCATCCTGTGCGGAAGACCCCGCTGGATAAGGATTGCCCGTCGTGTGGGTATGCTGTTTATTCGGTGTGGTCTGATGATGGGGATGGCCTGGTGCGCCGGTCTTGTCTTTCTGCTGTGTGGGATGGGGATAGGGTTGACCGTGTTGAGTGCGGCTATTGTGGGGCGTTCTGGGCGCGGCATGAGATGTGGGAGGTTATTTCGCCATCTGAGCGTGCGCACGCGCTGCACGTGTTGTCTGGGGTTGCGTGAGTAGGATGTGTGCACTACACTAGGGGTGCTCACTAGAAGTCTGCCTAGATGTAGGTAGGCAGGGTGTGCGTGGTTCGGATGCAGCGTTCAGTCATTGGCGTCAGTCGATGGGATACGGGAGGCGGTTCTTATGGGCTGGGAGACTAGCAATCGTAAGAGCCGCCTTCCGTCTGACTGGGCTAGGATTCGCGCGGATGTGAAAGCGCGCGCGGCTGGTCGTTGCGAGCATGTGGACCGGACGGGCCGGTGCGTTCTACCTGGAACAGACTGTGACCACATTGTGCGCGGCGATGACCACTCGCTGGCTAACCTTCAGTGGCTATGCAAGAAACATCACGCTATCAAGTCTTCGCGTGAAGGCGGTTCGGCACCGCGTAAGAAGAAAAAGCGAAAAAATAAGCTTGCAGGATGGAATAAAGAAAAGCATCCTGGTTATGCATAGAAGAGGGGAAACAATGCATAAACTTTCAATACCTTCAGAGGTACCCCAGGGGTTACCCCTCCCCGCCCCCCACCTAGCCCGCTTCGCGTATAGGCGCTAGGAATTTGTACGGGTTTTAGGTTTTTTCTAGACGCCAAAATGGTTAATTATGCATTGTGATGTATAAGCTGGGGGTGGTCGTGTGGGTACTCGCGGCCCTGTCCCGAAGCGGACTGAAAATCGTGTTCGGCGTAACAAATCTGAGACGGAGAATGTCTCTGTGGCGGGCGGCCGTAAGGTGACCATCCCGCGCATGAACGGGCAATGGTCGCCTGTGGCAAAGATGATGTGGCGCGCAGCGAAAGAATCAGGCCAGGCGCGGTTCTATGAATCGACTGACTGGGCAACGCTCTATTCCCTGTGTGACCAGATGACCTATGCGATGGCTCAGAAGAAACGCCCGGCTCAGCTTATACAAACCATATATTCAGAGCTTGGAAACCTTCTCTTCACGGAGGGCGCCCGCCGCCGCGTGCAGGTCGAATTGTTCCGCCCGGAGGAGGAGCAGAGTAGCAGCACTCAGTCGGAGGCAATGGAACGATGGGGGAAGAAGTTCAAAGTCGTGTAGATGCGCTCGCGGCTGAGCAGCTGAAGCTGCCGCCGCGTGAGCGTATCCATCTGCTGCCCCCTGAGGTGCCGCCTCTGACTCTAGGTTGGGCCATAGCGGCGTGGATGATGGACAACCTCATTCAGCCTAACGGCCCAAACGCTGGGCAGCCTTTCGTGCCCACTGATGGGCAGGTCGAATTCCTGCTGCACTGGTATGCGGTGAATGAGAAAGGCGAATGGCTCTACACGCATGCGGCCCGGCGTCTAGCTAAAGGCTCCGGTAAATCCCCTTTCGCGGCGGCGTGTGCGCTCGCTGAGCTGTGTGGCCCGGTGAGGGTGAAGGAAATACGCAATGACATGTCTTTGCCGCCGTGGGAGCGTGTAGAGGGGCAGCCTATGAGTATGCCTCTCGTGCAGATTGCGGCTACATCTGAGGCTCAGACGCTTAACACGATGCGTATGATTCGTGCATTTGCGGGTAAGCGCACGAAATTTGCGAAGAAGTACGGGCTGGACACGGGTAAAACTCAGATTGAGACCCCTGACGGTGGGATGCTGATGCAGATTACCGCCTCAGCGTCTTCAGCTGAAGGTGCTGAAGCAAGCTTTGTGGTCGCGGATGAGACGGAGCACTGGCTGCCTGGTGGTGGCGGGCCGGCGATGGCGGAAACACTGATGCAGAACCTTGTGAAGACCGGCGGGCGGATGATGGAGACATCGAACGCTTGGGTGCCGGGTGTGGGGTCTGTCGCCGAATCAACGTTTGATGATTGGTGCGCCCAGGAAGAGGGCAAGCTAATCCGTGAAACTAAAATCCTCTATGACGCCCGCATAGCGCCGCACAATACGGCCCTGACAGATAACCCTGAAAAGGGGCAGATTAGCCTCACTGAGGGCCTGGAATTCGTGTATGAGGATTGCTCCTGGGCGAACCTGAGGGCTATCCGTGAACAGATTTGGAAACCGAGCTATCCCGTTTCGCGTGCCCGCCGGTTCTTCCTGAACCAGCCTAACGCAGTAGACACGGCCTGGATTACAGTTCAGGAATGGTCGATGCTGGCTGACCCGGCGCGGGAAGTCGCAGAGGGCGAAGAGGTTGTGTTGTTCTTTGACGGCTCCAAATCGAATGACCATACGGCGCTCGTGGGCTGCTGCATGTCAGATGGGCATATCTTCACAGTGGGCGTGTGGGCACCGGATGAAAACACCGGCGTGGTAGACGCTGAGGCCGTGGACGCAGCCGTGCGTGAAACGTTCGAGAAATACGAGGTCATGGCCTTCTACGCGGACGTGCGCGAGTGGGAATCATACGTGAAAAAGACCTGGCCAGACCTGTATAAGGAAGAGCTGATAATGTGGGCCGTCCAGAAAGGCAAAGCAGCGGCCCCTATCGCATGGGATATGCGCTCGCACGGGTACGAGTTCGCGGAGGCAGCAGAAATGTGCCACGCAGAAATCAAAGATGGCCAGTTCACTCATGACGGGAACTGGGAGACCTCAAAGCACATTGGGAACGCCCGCGCAACAGAATCACGTGGACGTATAACCATCAAGAAAGAGTCACCCAAGTCACCGAATAAGATTGACGCCGCGGTGTGCGTCATCGGCGCCCGCATGGTCTACCGTGCCGTGCTGGCCTCCGATAAATGGGAAAAGCGAAACAACAAGTCAGACTTCATCGTTTGGTAGGAGGTGCCAGAATGTCCGTGGAAAAGCTCGCTAAAAAGCTCACGCCCCCAGCGAATTACGCCAAGTGGGAGGCTTACTATGGCGAGAAGCACAGGCTAGACGCTATCGGCATCTCTCTGCCGCCTGAAGCACGCGTTCTAGAGCTGGTCGTGTCGTGGCCAGCGCTCGCGGTCGATGTGCTCGACGAAGTGCTGAACATTGAGGGGTTCGCGCTCGCGTCTGATGCGGAAGTCCCTAAAAAGCTCCGCTCATGGTGGGAGCGGAATAACATGGACACGCTCAGCTCCCAGATTCACACTGAAGCGCTGGTTCAAGGCTCAGCATTCATCGTGATTGGCGCACTGGACGATAAGACCCCGCGTTTCACCGGGCACACTGCTAAAGAAATCGTGGTGGAAACGGATAGCACGGGTGAGGTTAGCGAAGCGCTACAGAAGTACCGCAGCGGCGGCAAAGACTACCTGGCACACTACACGCCGGGCATGGTCAGCTACTACGAAGGCACAAGGTACGGCCATAAGCTTGTTGGTACCGGTGAGACAAACACGAAACACATTCCTGTGGTGCCCGTGGTAAATAAAGGACAGCTGAAGAGCAAAGGCACCAAGGGCGTATCTGAGATGAAAAGCATCGTAGGGTACACGGACGCGGCCAGTCGCTCCATCACAAACCTTCAGGTGGCTCAGGAAATCCTGGCCATGCCCCAGCGGTACCTGTTCGGCGACGGGCTAGAGACGCTACGCGGCCCTGACGGCAAACCCAAAACAAAGATAGAGGCGTACATGGGTCTGCTGTGGACAGGCCCGTCAGGCTCATCTGCTGGGCAGCTCCCCGGCGCTGACCTATCACAAATTATCAACAGCGTGAAGATGTACGCCCAGATGGTCAGCTCAGTAGCGGGCATACCGCCATCATTCCTAGGAATATCAACAGATAACCCCGCCTCCGCTGAAGCGATGCGCGCCGCGAAAGAACGCCTCATCACAAAGGCAGAGCGGAAGCAATCAGCATTCGGCGATTCCTGGGAAAAAGCCATGCGGATAGCCCTAGAAATGTTTGGGCACCCCATCGACACGGCAGACACGCTAGAAGCGCTCTGGCGCGACCCTGCAACGCCTTCCCAGTCCGCCAAAGCAGCGAACCTGCTACAGGCCCAGGCACAAGGCATCATCACCGCCAAGACAGCCCGCGAAGGGCTGCCGCTCACCCCAGAGCAGAGGGCATACGAAGACGCCCAGAACGCCGGCGGAGGGGAGCTATTCAAGGAGGTATTCGGGTAATGGCACCAGACCCCGTAAACGAGTCATTCCAGGCATACCTGGAAGCGCTCGCAGCAATGCAAAAAGCATTCCTGCGTGAGCTGTTCAGGCTCATACAGGCGGGGTTCAGGGTAGACACACCCGATGAGACCGTAGAAGCCCTGGTTCCCGTGCTGCTTCAGCTCGTGCGCGAATGGCGGGGCCGCACCCATGACCGTACAAGCCGGTTCCTGACGCAGCAAGCACGGATAGCCGGGGGCGGAACGCCAGACATAGCAGCTGATGCTGTAGGGTACAGTGAGCAAGGTCTACGAACTGTACTCGCGTCAAAAATGAGGGCAAACCCAACAGAAACATGGGTTGCGCTGGCCGGCCCGCTCTACAGGGCCGTAAACAACGTCGCGCGAGAAACCATCATCGCATCCTCAGAAATCACCGTGCAGCAGCACCCGGCAGCATTCCCTGAAGTACAAGTGGAAAACGTGAAAGCGCTCGCTGATGAGGTGGGCGTGAAGGATTTCGACGCGGAAGATGCCTGGGATGCGTTGGCCCTGTATGCGGATGAGGCAGAAGCGCGGGTGAAGCTGGATGAGCTACGCCCAGACGATGCTGAAGAACGCAGTGAATGGCAGGGCATAGAGTCGCGTGAAGGGGTGTATGAGCGGATTCTCACCGGGGATGTGGATGAGAAAGGCCGCCGGCGGAAACCTTTTGCGTGGGCGCGGGTACTTGTGGGCGCTCAGAACTGCCATTTCTGCATTATGCTTGCCTCACGCGGGCCGGTATATGCGTCCAAGGAATCGGCGATGTTCACGGCGCCTGTATCTCATGCGAAGGGGGCTAAGAAGAAGGCCCCTATATCTAGGCTGAGGGCTGATATTGACCGGGCGAAGAAAGCACAGCGATTCCACGATTTCTGCGATTGCGAGATAGTGCCGGTATTCGATAGGAGCGACTGGCCAGGTAAGGAGCAGTACGAAGCTGCTAAAACACTGTGGGATGCTGCTACGGTAGAGGCTGAGAAACGCACTGAGTATGCGCGTGAGCGGGCGAAAGCAATAGCAGAGGCCACAGGGCGTAAGCCTCAGCGTGTGCAGCGCACAGACCCCGCCAGCGTGCTCAAAGAGTACTCGCACGCTCTCAAGACGCGCGGATGGGCAATAGACTTTGACCCTCTCAAGCCACATGATGAGAAGAATGCGGGGTGGGTGTACAAGAACTGGCAATTTCCGTACCCCACGACAGAGCCACCTATCCCCCGCGGGCAGACTATCCGGTATAAGCTCACGGATAAGGACAAGCGGCACATCTGGGAAGGTGAAGAAAACCCGCGTAAGGGGGGGCACCGGCCCGGCGCCGGGCGCGCAAACAAAACGGAATTCCCGCCTGATTGGAGCAGAAATGAGGCAATGCAGGCGGTGCAGCGCACTATAGACACGCCAGACGCAGTTTTTCGCTCTGGCGACGCAACAGTGCACGCAAAAATCGTGGATGACGTGCTAATCCACGCGAAATTCCACGAAACCAGCGAAGGGACGAAATTCACCACGGCCTTCCCTGACCGTGGAGTGGGAGTATATGCTAATCTGATGGAAACAGGAGTGAAGCTCCGTGCTCCACTCGTGAAACCAGAAGGGAAAGGAGGGAAATGGCATGAAATTGTCTAAGGAAGAATACAGCTTCGCGGAACAGGCGGCCTTTGATTTCAGTAGGGCGCTAGATACGGCACATGCCCACCTCACTAACCCTGTCCTAGTGCATGACGGCGCCGGCGATAGCGAGAACATCATCTGGGCGCTGGACGCGATGGCGAAAGACCCCACAATCCCTATTCCCGCAGCCGCCTACGTAGAATACGCGAGCAGCTGCCGGTTTGACTGGTCAAACAGGGCCGGGGAATACGACAAGATGGCGACAGCAGCCATCAAAGAAATAAATACCCGCCCAGCAGTACAAGAGGCATACGCGCAGAGCGGCCTGCCGCCCGTGGCCGGCCCGGCCAGCTACACCGTTCTGAATAAAATGTTCGGGAAACCGAAATAAAAGAGCATAAAGACACGAAAGAAAAGGGGAGGCACCCACGGCGGGGCCTCCCCTTCAGCTATGCAGAGAGAAGGAGAGCGTAAATGAATAAAAAAGACCCGCACGAAGAGCCGAAAGACGCAAATCTAGAGCCTGAGAACACTGAAGACGCGCCGAAAGAAGAAGGCGCACCAGGCCAGGAGCAGGATTCACCGGCGTCACCCTGGGATAAGAGCGGCGAACCTTACGATGCTGAGCGTGCAGCTAAGCTAATCAGCAACCAGCGGGAAGAGAACGCACGTCTCAAAGCAGAGCTGAGCAAGCTAAAAGCTGCCGGCCAGGATGCCCAGCAGCCCAAGCAGCCTGAAGAGCCTCAGGAAGACAGCGAAGCCACCCCGGCGGATGATGAAAAAGCCCCAGAGGCCAACGGGGAAGAGAAACCTGAGGAAGAGGTACCCTCAGAAGGCGAAGAGAAGCCTGAAGAGCCTCAGGAAGACAGCGAAGCCACTACCGCCGAGCGGTTGGAAGCTGCTGAGGCGAAGCTGGCTGAAGCTGAAGCGAAGCTAAAGAAAATTAGTGCGCTCGCTGAGGCTTCTTTGCCTTTGGATTTGGTGGCGTATGTGCCTGGTCAGTCGGATGAGGAAATTGCTGCCAGTGTGCAGTTCCTTCTTGAGAAATTTAATGAGGTGCGTGCTTCTGCTGGTCGTGCGCCGTCTGTGAATTTGGCGCAGGGTACGGGTGAATCACCGGAATCTTCGCGCGAGAGTGCCGCCCGAGCTTTCTTTGGTATGTGAGCCAGAGGAAAACTGAATATTAGATTTAGGCCCCCTGGTGCTATGGCGCCAGCGGGGCTTTTCGTATACGAAAATGATTGGAGGATAGCATGGCGAATGCTACCACTTTTGACTCCCTGGTTACTAACGGAGTCATGCCTAAGCCGATGGCTCAGGAAATTGTTCAGCAGGTCACTCAGGATTCGGTGGTGCGGAAGCTGGCAAAGACTATGCCCGTGCCGATTACCGGCTCTGCTGTCGCAGTGCAGACTGGGCAGCCTCAGGCTGGTATCGTGGGTGCCGGCAAGCCTAAGCCCGTGTCGAATATGACCGTGGCAACCAAGACCATCAAGCCTATCAAGGCTGCTGTCATTGTCTACTGGGACAAAGAATCCCGTATGGCAAATCCTGCCGGCTATATTGATGTGCTTCAGGAGCAGGCCGCCGGCGCACTGACCCGCGCTTTTGACCTGGCCATCTTGCACGGTAAGGACACTATCTCTGGGCAGGAAATCGCCGGCATCGATTACGTCAACAAGACCACCAAGCGCGTAGAGCTTGGTACTGCGCAGAAGGACGCAGGCGGTATCGGCACTGACCTTATTTCAGGTTACGACCTAGTTGTGAACGACCAGAACCACCTGTGGAATTTCGACGGCTTCGCGGCTGATGACACTCTGCGTACCCGCCTAATGCTTCAGACTGATACTCTGGGCCGCCCGCTGTACACTACTGCGCTCAACGAGCCGATGGGCACCATTCACGGCCTGCCCACCGCGTACAGCCGCGTTGTGGGCGGCAAGGTAGGCGCAGCTGAAGATTCTAAGGTGCGCGCTTTCGGTGGCGACTGGTCGCAGCTGAAGTACGGCTTTGCCGAAGATATTACGTTCCGCTCTACTGACGCGGCTACCATCGTAGACGGCAGCGAGACCGTGCACCTGTGGCAGCGCAACATGGAAGCCTTCCTTGTTGAGGCGATTTTCGGGTGGGTAATCACTGACACCAGCGCCTTTGTCGCCTATGACGATAAGGTGGCCTAATCATGGCCCGCTACAAGCATGAAGTGACCGGCTGCATTATCAGCGTGGACGATGATTTTCAGGTAAACGGCGCATGGCAACCCATCGCTGAAGACGCTGAAGTCATTGACCCGGCTGACCCGGCTGACCCTGATGATTCTGGGAAGTCGAAGAAGGGCGAATAAGCCTAGGAGGTGGCGCCTGTGGCCGTAGCAACCAAAGCGGACGTAATGGTGAGTCTTCGCCGTGATTTCAGGGGCGATGAAGAGAAGTGGATAGACGCTCTCCTTGACCGCGCAGAGACGAAGGTAAGAATCCGTATACGAGACCTTGATGAGCGCGTCGCTGACCCTGTGTTTTTTGACGCTCTCGTGCAGGTCGAAGCGGAAGCTGTGGCTCGCGTGCTCCGAGCGGACAACGCTGGAATCTACAGCTCAGAGGCAGAAGACGGGTACTCGTACCAGCTGAACTTCAAAGTTGCTTCAGGTCTGTTAGACATCCTCCCTGAGGATTGGGAAGACCTAGGGGTTGGGGGGCTACGAACAGTAGCGCAAGAATACGACACTTACGCGGCATCACGCTACGGTACCGCCCGCCCTGACCTTGCATTTCAGTACCAGTTCGGGGCACCTGAATTCTTCTCAACGGATATAGGCGATTAGAGGTGTGCAGGCCATGAGTGAGATACGAAAAGGCAGGCACACCGTGCAGGTGTACAAGCGGAAGAAAACCCGCGATAAGTACGGCGAAACAGTCTATCAGCTCAGCGACACACCTATCACATACCAATGTAATGTGCAGCCGCTCAGCACTGAGGAAGCCCTAGCGCTGAGCGGTTCAACCACAGTAACCGCGTACAGAGTCAAGTACTGGCCCGGCGAGCACGGCGGCATCCCGTGGGAGGGCGGCCCGTACTCGCGAATCGTCATTGATGGCAAGAATTTTGAGCAGCGCGGGGAGCCTCTAGTGTCCAGGATGTCAGGCACAACCGGGCACACAAAAATAGTGGCCGTTTCCTACGATTCGGAGGTGAAATAGTGTGGCTGAGGTCTATAAAGCAGTTGAGCTAGAAGCAGCGATTATCGCCTCTGAAGACCCTGAATTTGATTCCCTAGCCGCGAAGGTAGAGAAAACCGTGAAAGCGCTCGCACCGTACCGGCACGGGCAGTTCAAAAGCTCTATCAAGAGGCAAACAACCGTGACCCCCCAAGGGGTTAGCGACCAAGTTATCTACTCTAACGACCCCGCCGCGCTCAGCATCGAATACGGGCACCTAACGCCAGCAGGAAAGTATGTGCCAGGTGCTCATACATTCGCTAAGACGAAAAGGAAGCTTGACTAGTGGTGACTATAGACATCGCGGCACTGATTTACCAGGCGCTCTCAGAGAGATTCGAGAACGTCAACCAGGGAACACTCACGGACACGCTAGACACCCGCCGGCTCCCAGCGATTGTGTACGAGATGGTGGGCCAGTCCAGTGTGGAAAACGCCCCCCGGCCTGGCCGGGGAACCACGGCGGACGTGACACTAACCGCGCTCGCTGCTTCTCGTGTAGAAGCGCACGACGCCTGCGATGCGGCCCTTGCGGCGCTCATGGCCGGCGTGGGAGCTGAGCCGGAACTGGGTGCCGGGTGGCTAAACCGGGTGACCCTGACCCAAGAGCCTATATCAGTGGCGCTCACGCAGGTCAGCGGGGCAAACATTTATCAGTATTCAGCGGCGTGTAGGGTGACCGCGCGCCGCGGCAAGTAAGAAAGGGGATAGTCTTGGCTTTAAAGATTGAAGACTCCAAGCTATTCATCACCGGGGCAGGGCACGTGCTGGTTGCGCCTCTGGACACGCCCTGGCCGACCATTGAGAATTTCAAGTTCGGTGACGCATCGACCTATGGGCAGTTCACCTGGATTGGTGACACCTCAGCTGAAAACGTCATCGAGTTTGACGTGGAAGGCGGCGAAGTTGAATTCAAGGATACCTTTGACCGGAAAAAGGCGAAGTCGAAGCGTACCGACCGCGAAATCACCGGCACTGTAAACAGCGTGAACTTCTCTCGTGAGACTTTTGAGCTGGCATTCCCTGCCGGCAAGTGGAACGAAGACACGAAGTCATACACTGCTGAGAACAAGGTTCTGGAATCGACAAAGAAGTTCCTCATCATCACCGAGGATGGGACGCTGCTAGACGCCTTTGGTTTTTACAAAACTACTTTGGCGGGCACCATCCCCACCTTTGGCGTGGATGAATTCGCGGAAATCCCCGTGAAGATTGCGGCCCTACCCGATAAGGACAACAAGCTTTTCGAGATTTGGGAGCCGCGCGAGTACAAGAAGCCCGCAGCCGCCGGCGTACCCGGCGGGTAAACCCCAACTGGACTAAACCAATAAACCCCGCCGGCAAACACCTGCCGGCGGGGAACCAAAACCCCTGAAGGAGAAAACACCAATGGCTAACAAAAAAGCTGCCCAAGAAACCACCGAGAAAGTAAACTTCGAGGAAGTACCCGGCCACGAACTGCTCCGCCCCGCCGGCAGCATCAAAGGCTCAGACCAGGCACGCCTCCTAGCCCGCGCCGCAAAACTCTCAGACTCACTAGGCGGGCTGCAAAACATCGACCTGGACAACCCCGCCGAAGCACTAGAAAAAATTGATTTCGACGCGCTCGCAGACATGATTGATTATGTCGGAGAACGCTTCGCAGTAGACTCAGAAAAATTTGATGAATTCACCTGTGGCGAAGGCGGAATGAACCGCGCATTCGTCCTTGTCTTCTCCTACCTGGGACTGCTGGGGGAATAGAAGCGCTTCACCGCACATGCGACATGTACCCGTCTCTAGACGCCGAGCTGTACATACTAGGCATAAAAGTAGAAGAGCTGGCGACTAGCAGACAGGTACGCCGAGCATACGCTTTGGTGGAGCGCTTAAAGCAAGACCCCACATCGACATTCCGCGCCGAGCTGCTAGGAAACCCTGACCTATTCGGGTGGGGAGTAAACGAATACCTCACAGCCGCGCTCGTTAACGCCGCGAACACTCAGATAAAGGGTAAAAAGCTCACGGCAGAAGAGCGGATAACCCCGCCACAGCCAAAGCAGCAGAAGAAACCAACCCAAGAGAACGCGACAGCATCAGACCTAGCAGCATTTTTCAACTCAATCTCAAACTAAATAGGGGGGGCGCGGCATGGCGCTAGGGAAAATAAGTATCAAAGTGTTCCCAGACACGAGCCAGTTCAGGGAGAACCTGAAGGTCGCTCTGGAACGCATCGAGAAAAACACCCGCGGCATGGTTCGCATCATCCCCACCATAGACCGCGAAGAACTCGCGAAAATCAAAGCCCAGCTAGAGCGGCTGACCGCAACAGCAACCGTGAACGTAGACGCGGACGTGGCGAAAGCCGTACGCCAGCTGGAACGCCTCACCACAGGCAAAAAAGCCGAAATAGTAGCAGACGCGGAAGTGGCGAAAGCAGCCCGCGCTCTCATGGACCTCATACGGCCACGCAAAGCCACCGTGAACGCTGACGCGGACACAGGAAAAGCAAAGCGAGACCTGGACAACCTCTCTGACGGGCGCAAAGCCACCGTGAACGCTGACGCGGACACTGGACTAGCATCAGCCCGCCTAGCAGCCCTAGCCCGCCCCCGCACCGTGAACATAACCCCGGTGCTGAACACAAGTGCGCTCGCTTCGGTAACAACCGCGCTCGCGGCGTTGTCTGGTGGGCGGGTGCTTCAGAATTTCGGTTCGTCTGTGAAGGGGTTCTTGACGAATCTGGACACGATGGTGCCGAAGATAGCGGGTGTGGGCCTGGCGATGGGTTCACTGTCTGCTGTTGCTTTGACATCGGCTCAGTCGCTATTTTCTGTGGGGTCTGCGCTTTTCTCTATTGGCCCGGCGGCTCTGGCGATACCGGGTCTTTTTTTGGGCGCGGCATCTGGTTTGGGTGTTCTGATTACGGTGCTCTCTGATGCGAAGAACCGCTTGGCGGATTTGGGGCCTGCATTCGCGGATTTGAAGAACACTATCACGGGGAATTTTTGGAATACGGCGGCACAGCCAATCCGTGAAATGGTCTATAACCTGATGCCTACGCTAAAGGCTGGGCTGGGAGAAATATCCCTGCAATTCACGGACTGGGCGCGGTCTATATCGTCATCTATGCAGGCTTCCGCCCCGGCGCTGGGGTTTATCTTCCAGCAGGTCGCGGACGCCGTAAATATTGCCGGTGAGGGTATTGGCGATTTCATCGCAGCCATTATCAGCATGTCTCAGACCGGCGCTCAATACCTGCCGCTGCTGGCGGACGGGTTTAACCAGTTCTCAGAGGCTTTCCATGAGTGGGCTATCGACGGGTCTTTTGAACAGGCTATGCAGGTAGCTTTCCAGACATGCCGTGACCTGGGCGGTGTGCTGGGGAACCTAGCAGGAATTATCGGCGCCGTAGCAGGTGCAGCTACAGCTGCCGGCGGCGCCCCGCTGCATACCCTGGCTGAGGTGTTGGGCAGGGTCAAAGAGGCCCTGAACTCTGATGCCGGGCAGGCCGCGCTGATAGCGGTCTTCGAGTCAGCCCGCCGTGCCGTGGACAACCTGACGCCGGGCATCGGGAACCTGATGAAGTCGCTAGGAGATGTTGCCCCGGCCCTGGGGGGCGCAATGGAGGCCGCCGGCTCAGCAGTCGGTACGCTCGCTGACGCTCTTTCTAGGGTCGTTTCTAACCCTGCGGTATCCCAGGGTATACGAGAGATGTTCGACGGGATAAAGAAGGGCGTGGAGGGCCTGGCGCAGGGTATCCCTGCTGTGGGGCCTGCTCTTGGTGAGCTGGGGTCTACGATAGGCACCTTGGCGTCCGTGATTGGGCCTCTACTGGGCGCAGCGCTTCAGGTGGTCGCCCCGCTGTTGCAGGTCGTGCTGGAAGCTGTGCAGCCGCTCATCCAGGCTTTGGGTGAGGGCTTGAAGCCTGTAATTGAAGAGCTGGCGCCTGTGTTCCAGGTGCTAGGTGAGGTGCTGAAGCTTGCTATCGACACGGCAATGCCTGTTATCCGTGGCCTGATGGATGCTCTAAAGGGTGTTGCTGAGGTCGTAAAGGGCGTTGTCGAAATCGTGGCGGGCGTGCTCACCGGAGACTGGAATAAAGCGTGGCAGGGGTGCCAGGACGTGGTAAAAGGCGTCGTGGATGCTGTTGTGGGTATCTTCACTGGCCTCTTCAACCAGGTCAAGCAGATTTATAACCGTCTTGCTGAGGTATTAGGGCTACCTGATTTTGACACTCGAATGAATGAGTCCATCCAGGCTGTGCAAGCCATCTGGGAAGGATTTATGGGGTGGCTTAGTGACCTGGGGAGCGGATTCACCGAGTGGTGGAATGGCTTAGTCTCAGGGTTCACTGACCTGTTTACACAGATAGGTCAGGCCGTGACCACGGGAATCCAGGTACTTTCCCAGATGTGGACTGACGGGTGGAACCTGATATTCACCGCCGCTCAGGCCGTATGGCAGGCCATCGTGGAAGGCGTGACGAATTTCTTCACGCCAATTGTGCAGTATTTCACGGACTCCTGGAACAGGATGGTCGAAATCGTAACCGGCGTGGGCCAGGCTATCGCGGTCGCAGTCCTAGCCGTAGGCATCCTGCTCTTTCAGGGTATCCAGGCGGTCATGACCCCAGTCATAGAATTCTGGACATCAGTGTGGAACAACATTGTCAATTTCGTGACCACCGCCTGGAACAACATCCTCACGAGCGTCACAACATTCCTATCCCCCATCATCCAGATAGTCAGTGACATCTGGAACCAGGTGTATCAGGGCGTGATGTCATTCATCACAATGATAGTGAACTATGTGCGTGACTCCTGGGAAAACATGGTGAGCTTCATTCGTACCGCAATGAACATCGCCATGCAGGTCATATCGAGCGTATGGGGCAGCATCGTAAGCACTGTGCAGAACTACCTGAATCAGTGTATGAGTGTGGTGCAGTCGGTCTGGAACGGCATTAGCTCATTCATCAGCAGCGTCCTAAACAACATAAGCTCATTCGTCATGAGCATCTGGAACAGCATTGTCAGCACTATTCGGAACTACCTGAATCAGTGTATGAGTGTGGTGCAGTCGGTCTGGAACAGCATTGTCAGCGCCATCAGCGGCAAGGTCAACGAAATCCTAGGCGTCGTAGGGCGCATGGGGTCAGAAATCATCGGGAAAGTCAGCTCATGGTTCGGTGAGATGGTCAACGCTGGCCGCAACCTCATCCAAGGCATGATAGACGGCGTGAAGCAGATGGCCGGCAACCTCATCAACGCAGTAGCCGGCCCCGTGAACGACGCTATTGGCAAAGCAAAATCAATCCTAGGAATCCACTCCCCCTCACGGGTGTTCCGCCAAATCGGTATCTACACCGGCCAAGGCTTCATCCTTGGTGTGGGAGACATGGAAACTAAGGTGCAGTCAAGCATGGCAAAGCTAGTGGCGCCCCCGGCGTCACCGAGCATCCCAGCCGCGAAAGCATACGCAGCAACAGCAGCCCGCGACCTGCGCGGCCCGCATAACCGCTCAGCGCTCGCTGGCGGGGGAAGTTTGACAGTGAATGTTGTGGGTCAGGAAGAGATGAGTCCTGACCGTTTTGGGCGTCGTGTGGGTGAATCGCTCGCGCACGCGCTGGCGTCAGGAGGTGTGAGCTTTGGCTGATGACGGGTACGTGACGAAATTCGCGCGGCTCACTGGTGCGCATGGAGAGGTCATCCTGTCCACTGGTGAGCTGCCGTCTGACGCCGAGCTTTGGCTCACTGGGCTGAACGGCTGGTTCGGCGGGGTCGGTGTTGAAGCTAACGACGTGCAGCGGAAGCTGGGGCATGGCATGATGTCAAACCCGGCGCTGCGCACGGGCCGCACTATAACCTTGGGCGGTTATTTCGAGTTTGATTCAGACCGTACCCGCTCCATCGCTGACCGGTTCGTTAGCGGAATCCTCTTTGACGGGAAGCTAGGGACTCTGACGGTCAGCATCTACGGGCTAGAGTTGCATACCCGCGTCCGCCTGGACGGGGAAATCAAGCACACCTATGAGTCTGGGATGCGGGCCTTCAATGTGGAGATTCCACTTGTAGCACCCGAGCCGTGGCTTTACGCTGAGCCGCGGATATACCAGATATTCCCAGCAGGCGCGGGAACCGGCTTGAAATACCCGCTTTTCGCGCCGAAACCAGCTGGCGTCCTATCCTACGGTGAGCAAGCCCCCCAAGGCGCGGCCATAGCGCACGAAGGCAACGCGAACGCTTACCCGAAATATGTTGTGCAGGGTGAGTGGGCGTCAGGCTTCAGGCTCACAGCCAGCGGGAACATCATAGAGTACCCCTACCCGGTGCACCCCACAGCGAACGTGGAAATAGACTGCGCCACCGGCCAGGTTCTCATCGCTGGGATGGACCACACATATCAATTAACCCGCCGTGAATGGCACAAGGCCCCCCCTCATGCAGGATTCACTGTGGAAGTGGAAGCGCTCGCGCCGTCCACGGGGTGGGTGGATGTCCATTTCAAGGACACCTATATTTAGGAGAAAAATTGGCGACAGGATTTGGTATCCCGAATGATACTGCCGGGAACGGGACAACCCCGGAAGATATTCAGATTATCACTGCGGCGGAATACCCGGAGGCTGGCATCATCTCAGGGTGTGAGGTGGCTGGGACATCCACGATGGCCTGGAAAATCTCATCTGGTGCGGTCGTGGTGCACCTGGCGGAAGGCCGGGCGGTACGTGTGCCTGTGCAGGCTCAGACTGTGAACACACAGCCGGCCCCCGCGACAGGCTCGCGAGAAGAATACATTTATGTGAAGCAAAACACCGCAGCAGTGGATGGGAACATCAGCGCAACCGTGGGGATTGGGGCCAGTGTCCCAGCAAACGCCGTGATGCTGTCCAAGCGAAATATCACGGCTTCCACACGCTCCACTAGTGCGGCCCCAGAGGTGGGTAACCCTGTGTATGCGCGGCCTGTGGGAGGCTCCTACGGGGTGCTGCACCACAACTATTACACTGAATCGGAGGCCCGAGCGGACGGGGTATTTACCCGTGGCGCTGGCCAATTCTATGTACCCACTGACCGAAACATCAACGTTTTGCTGTCTTCCACGGTGGCCACAATCGGCGCCGGCCCGAACGGCGAACGAGGGTCAATCGTCTATAAGGTATACATAGATGATGAGTTTAAGTTCCGCCGCGAACGAACCATTGACAACATAGCCAACACGGAAGACACGCAGCGCATTTTGACGGTCAAGGCCGGCCTGCACCGCATCCACTACACAGTTCAGCGGAAGATGAGTGGCAACAAGTGGCAAGTGTTCGGCGGCGGCGAATGGGGCTTTGCCGGCGACCAGATAGCCGTCATTGATGTAGGCGTCGCGAAGGAATAAAAGAGAGGGAGGGGCTGCAATGGGGTACGCGCTGTACTGGTTAGATGTCCGCACCGGGCAGGTAGGGTCGCCCATAGAGGAATCCACTGCAACATGGGAAATCCAGCTCAATAAAACCGAAGAGCTGAACCTCACCGTGCACAAGCCATCCCTAGCCAGAATCCCAGCCTACCTTTGGCAGCCCCCAACCGGCGGTGTGCTCCTAACCCACACCGGCCCTGACGGCGTTGAGTACCCCATCATCGCCGGCCCTATCTACGACTGGGGAAACGAGAAAGCTAACAGCCTGGAAATAAAAGCCGCCGGCGTCAGGCACTTCTTCGAGCACCGCGTAATCCACCAAAACCTGCGGTTCACGAAAACCACCCTGGGGGAAATAGCGTGGGCGCTCGCTGTGCATGGGATGGACCGCCCAGGTGGGCAATTCCCGCTAGTGCACGGCACGCTGGCAGATTCAGGAGACCGTGAACGCACATATGATGCGTGGAACGTGGCTAATAACCTGATTGCCAAGCGGTGGACGGAGCTGAGCAACGTAATCAACGGCCCGGACATTATGATTAGGCCGGCCTGGGCGAATGAGGGCCGCACAGCTATCCAGTGGGTGTTCGTGCACGGCACCGAGCAGTACCCTTTCATTGCCCAGGAGTGGGTGCCTGATTTTGATACGACGGCTGACGCTGGGGAAATAGAAGATATTACCGTGGCGTCCAGCGGGAAAAATATTGCGTACCGCGTCTGGTGTACTGGGGCCGGGGAGGGTGAAGGCACGGCGATAGCGTGGGCTGAAGACCTGGCCGCTATCGTGCAGGGCGCACCGTACTTGGAAGCGGTCATGTCCGATGCTGACCAGGCGAATGTTGCTGTGCTTCGCCAGAAAGCGGAGGGCGCCCTGGCAGCCCGGCAGAAAATGATAGACCAGGTAACCCTGAAATTCCCCGCGAACAGCAGGAAAACCCCACTAGGGGCATTCTTCGTGGGTGATGTGGCAGCAGTGACAACGCGCGGCTGGATGAGCATCCCAGACGGCACCCGCGACATGCGGATTATCAAGATGAGCGGGTCGCTAGAATCTGAAGTGACCATCGACTTCCAGGAGGCGGCATGGTAGCGTATGATGACCAGCGCCCAACCCGCCCGCAGGATACCGTGCGCACCCTGATTGAGCGGCTAAAAACCCCGGCATCAACCCCGCACGGCGTGAAAATCGCCTCACAGGATGAAGCGACCATATACATGGGCAGCGACGGGAAAGCGTACCGCTGGGACGGGGATACCCTAGGGAATTTCGACCGGCGCATAGCTGAAGCATCGAAAGTCGTAGAAGGCGCCCGTGGCGCGCTCTCCAAAGCTGAAGAAGCCCTCTCCCAGTCAGAGGCCCGCATCCAGGCCGTAGAAGCTGCTACTACCCCTGAGAAAATCACTGATGCGGCAGTGGCCGGCATCAAGAACAAAGCGCTGACCGGGCCAGTCTTTGACGGGCGCTCGCTTATCATCCCAGGGACTATAGATGCCCGTCAGCTGAATGTGACGGAGCAGTTGGCGGCGCAAGTTGTGCGGGCCATGTCTGCCGAAATGAAAAGGCTCGTGGTCACCGAGGATACAATTCTGCAGCGCGCAACCGTAGTGGAAAGCATAGTAACCCCTGAGCTGGTGGCGAAGCGTATCAGGGTGGAAGACATTGCGGCTCAGATAATCACATCAGGCGCGTTGCAGACAGACCGAGACCCCCGCCGCGGCGTGAAAATAAACAGCAACGGCATCACCGCTTTCAACAGCGCCGGCGACCAGACCGTGAAAATTGACGCCGCCGGCACGGAAAACCAATTCACAGGGACATTCTCAACTGCCGCGCGGCATAAAGCCGGGCTAACAGCTTACTCAACCCCCGCCCGCGGGGTCACCGGGTCAATGGCATCAGTCATTGAGATGCGGCCCCTAGACGCAGACCAGAAAGCCCCAAACGGCGTAATCAGGATGGACCCCCAAGGCGCCCTGCATATCGGCATGCGCGCCA